TCTTTAGCCTTTGATACTAACGAGGGTATCGTTTGTAGAGTAGGCCAACACTTATGTTTGTATGAACAGAAGCCACACTCAATCGTTAGCTTCTTGTTACCTGTTCTTGCTTTGTAAAAGGTTTCATTGACTGCTTCGTAGCAACGCTCAAAGGGTTCATCATTCTCTAAGTAATTGTACGTATCAGCAATGTCATTGAGTACTTCCTTTGAGTCTATAGATGAGGCGTTGACATACTTGAACTGACCCGTCCCTTTGTTAACTACCCACCAACCACCAACATCTTTGTCTGCACCCTTAGCGTAGCCTACAAGCTGAGGTATGTAGCCGAAGCTGTCACCTTGCTTGAGGGTTTCTAAGTTAACAAACTTATTGTTGTATGACCAAGGTGACGCAGACTTTATGTCGTCTACCTTACCATCTAAGATTAGATCGTACTCTCCTTTTATAGTTTTGTTATCACCTAAGTCTAAGGTGATGTTACCGTTGTCTTCAAACTGTACACCAGAAGCCCTAAGAAGACCCTTAAAGACAGCCTCCACTATGTCACCTAACAACATGTTCATTAAGAAGTGAGGTGGGAATGGAGTCTTATCTGCAGGGTCATTCTTCTCGAACCAAAGCTGACACTTAGGACGCCCTACGTTGGACATCCTAAGTCTGAACTCGCCTCTAGGCTTACTGTTGAACTGCTTGTCTAACGCATTGCCTACATCTGTAGCGACTTGATCTGTTATCTCCTTAGATACAGAAGCCTCTCCAGCCATAGCCTTTGCTAAGAAAGAATAGACAGATAGTTCAGCAGGGTGTTCCATTATACAGCCGCCCCCTCTACGCTAACAAAGTCTGTATCAGTCATAGTCTCAGATATAATCTTTGACATTGCTGGGTCAACTGAGCCACCTGTATTTTTAGATGACCACTGGTCAAGTACATAACCGTTAGACCAAGTGATCCACTCAAAGAATCCTCTGAGTACATCGTTATCTGATTCAGCAATCTCTATCTTGTCACCTAAACCTACAATCATAGATGAGTAAGTATTACCTGTCGGTAATGTATGCTGGTCAGCAGAAAGATCTAGCGTGTATTGTATAGGCAGTGCATTCTTTCTTTGTATTGCCTTCACTGCACCATCTAATGCTTTGATACTATCCCTATTCTTTACATCTAAGATAAAGGGTACATCAGTACCTACATCAGAAAGAGATGCACCTGATTCGTCTACTGCATCTAGAAGAGTAACCGTACCAAATACTACCTTAGTTCTTTTGACTTGCCTCATTAGTTCTTTAGTAGCTTGAGGTAAGCTCTCCCAATCTTCTACATAACCTGAAGGTCTTCCTATGTTGAAGCCCCCTGTGTTATCTTTGAGGTCACCCTTAAGATCAACAGATAGTACTGTCTTCTGCATCTGACTGCTGTCACTATCCCAACGTGTCCACTGCTGACGCATGGCGAACACTCGTATCTGTGGGTTAGTACTGTAAGCAATCTTACCGTTGCCTAAGTCTAGCTTGTATGCACCAGATGGTATGACTTCTGTCTTGATAGTCTTACCACCTACATCCATCGACCCCATGATACCTGAGTGTATCTGTGTCATCCTCGCTAGGCTTGAGGATTTCTTGCCACCTTCACCAACGGACACGCCCATCATTTCTGACATCGACATACCATTCTCTGTGGCTACTGTTAATTCTGTTTTCATATCTATACCTTTCAAGAGTTAAGAACTTATAGTTTTACTACACTACGTCTAATGTGTCAAGCCAGTTGTCACCAATTTTTGCTTCTAGTAGCATTGGTACACACATCTTGATACCGTAGGCTTCATGTATAATATTATCTAAGTCTTTATTTAAGTCATCTATTATTTGTAGTACGTATTTTGTTTCGTCTGGATGTACATCAACTACTGCTGAGTCGTGTACTGTGTTGACTAAGCACGACTGTAGTAGCCGTAGTCTTTCTTCTAGTTCCATTACTACAACTGGCACGATGTCTGCTGTAGCTAATCCTTGTACTGGGTAGTTCTTAATCATAGTGAAGTGACTAACCTTACCCCTTGGTCTTCTCTCTACATAAGGGAAAGCATACTGCCTACCCGATACATTAGTTATCTTCTTAGTTGCTAGTGCTTCTTTAGCTAGAGACTTATGCCACGTAGATATGCCGGAGTACTTGTCGTTGAAGTGTGTGTAGTATGCCGCCTCTGCTCTGCTCCTACCCCAACCACTAGCCCCGAAGAGAGGGGCAAAGGTGTGAGCCTTAGCTTCTTGTCGTGATGTCTTCTGACCTGCATCACTGATAACCTTAGCTGTATAACTATGCACATCAAACCCTGTGTTGATCTCATCAATAGCTGTTTTGTCTCCTGACAAATGTGCAGCAACCCTGAACTCAAGCTGTGCGAAGTCAGCCTCTAGTATGTGACCACCATCCCATCTTGATACAAACACTTTCTTTACAGGGAATGTATTACCTCTAGGCATGTTCTGCATGTTTGGATTACGTCCACTGAACCTACCCGTAGCTGATACGTGTTGGGTAAGTCCAACGTGAAGTAAACCATCAGGCTTAGTGAAGATACTGATACCCTCTACGAATGTAGATAGGTACGATGTCAAAGCTGATAGTCTTTTTACATCTTGTATGAATGATACAGCACCACTCATGTTGTTGTTACGTGCCGTACTAATCAGTACGTCTAAGCTATCCTTGCCTGTCTTGAAACCGTTAGCGTTGACCCATGACTTGTCTCTAGGTGACAACTTGAAGCCAGCTACAACACCTGTGCTGTTGAGTAGGTAACCCTTAGCGTCACAGTTAGTACAACCACTAGGCTTCTTAAAGTCTTTACCATCTTTCTTAGTTTTAAATACTTTACCCTTACCTCTACAAGTTAAACATATACTAGCCTTAGTCTTACTTATAATACTACTGTAAGTATTTAGTGTATCTTTAAACTCTTCAGGTGAGACTGATTCAAATGTAGTCACCCAAGTTTTCTTATCAAGGGGGGTGCGACTAAATAGCACCTTAGACATCTGCTCACCACTGTTGAGATTGATTGGTGTGTCACCCATTAGCTCATGTACTGTGCGGTTAAGTCGTGTCTCTATCTGTGCTTTCTCTTCTTCAAACTCTTTACGCACATCGTTGAGTACACCAGTGTCAATCTTGATACCTGTCATGTACATACGAGTCAGTGTCTTACATACCTTGAAGGTAATGTCTCTGATGTTGTGTAAGCTCTCACTCTCTGCTGTGTTGTAGTCTTTCTCTATGCTGTGGTATAATGACGCAGTGGCATTTAGATCACACTCTAGATAGAAGCTGAGTTCTTTGAGGGGTATCTCATTAGTGTTGTACCCATCCTTGAAGTACGCCTTTAGTGTGTCATCCTTCTGATGTTCTAACTCACGATACTCAACGCAAGCGGAAAGACTTAGTGGTCTCTTCTGTCCACGTAACAGTACGTACTCAGCTAACATCGTGTCATATATGTCACCATCATACTTGAAACCACTAGCCCACAGCCACATCAAGTCATGCTGTGCGTTGTGCATGATCAGTAAGGTGGTCTTGTCTAGTATAGTTTGTAATAGCCTGGAATTAGCACCACTACGGTCAGACTCTTCTACATGATCAAACGTCAACAAATGTCGCTCACTAGGTATATCTACGTTTTTAGTACCCACCTGAACCAGAAAGTTATTAGGCTCAAAGGGGTCCATATGTGTCTTACCATTACGTTTAGTAGTTGTGTTCTCTACGTCTAGCACTAACCTCATGCTGTATACTGCGCTATGTCGCCTGCTAATTGACAAGTGACACGACCATGAAAGCCGCCCTTCAATTTGTTTTTGGCTATGTTTAAGTGTCGTTCCATATCATCCGCCTCTCCTCCTTCCACTATCCTATTCTTCCCTATCAATATCATTAGGTCAGCTTCAGCCGCCTTACCTGTCTTACTACCCTCTAGCATAGATTGATCTGGCATAGCTAACCCTTCGGCTGCAGCACTTAATTGTGACAACCAGAACACAGCACAGTTATATTCTTTGGCTATGTTTCTAGCGTGTATGGTAGCATCTCTTAGATATACATCTGACTTGTCACTTGTTCGTGGGGCAAACTTATCCCCCATGTCTAGTACTAATATGTCTGGCTTAGTTGCTTTAACTACTGCTTCGACCCAACTGAGATCCTTACCTGTTGAGTCCCTGATATGTATATTAGAGTTTACCTTGTCGTATCTCAATGCCGCCTTTGCATAGTTACCTTTTATGTCATCTAGTGTCATAGTAGTAGCCGCTGATAAATACCTAGAGCCTACCCTATGTGCCGCCTCTTCATTACATAGAATTACGCACTTAGCTCCCTGATCAGCAAAGCCATGCGGGGAGGCTATAATAGAGGCATGGAAGCTAGTCTTACCTGCATTAGGTCTAGCTCCTACTATTATAAAGTGTCCCTTACTAATGCCCTCTACATTACGTTTAAGTGTAGGTATGTTAAACTTCCATTGTGTCTCTTCAGCGTTAGCTTGTAGTAAGGCATCTATACTCATATCTTCAAACTCTACTCTTAGGTTAGGGGTAAAATCATTTTGGTACTGGTCAACAATCTTTCGTAAAGACTCTAAACTATTCTGTGTACCATTAACGAAGTCAAAGCCGATGTTAGCTACTTCTTCACCTACCACTTGCTGAAACATCCTAGAGATAACTTGCGTAGCTACCTCATTATTTAATGCACTGCTGTTAGCTATCTTCTGAAAGATCTTTTGGTACTGCTCTTTGTTAGATGTAGTGAGTGTCTTGTTGGTTGCATAGAACAACGCCTCAAGATCTGCTAGGGATAGCCCTTGATCGTATGTCTCCATTGCATAGTCTAATGTTTGTTTTACTTTCCTAACATCCTTAGTAAATATTTTATCGGGGCATCGTATTCCCTTATGTAATTCATAGAATTCTTTATTCATTAAAGTTTTTAATAGTGATAATTCTGTCATGCTACCTTTCTTCTTCTTCCTAAAAATGATCCTCTGCTATCCCAACCTATCCACCTCATTGGTAGGGGCCACAGATACCACTGTGTTGATCTGCTCTTACCATCGTTCCAACATTCTTTAACTCTGCCCCAACTACCAACTTGGC